CACGATTAGGCTTTATCTCACGACAAAGCTTTTGTAGGCTTTTAATAGTTCCATATATTCCACCAATAGGATCACCCTTGGTAGATACAGCAGGATTCATAACATAATTGCGGATATAAAGATTATTACCGTCAATAACTAATACACGTTTCTTATCGTTGCTCATTCGGACAATTTCCTTTCCAATGATGCTCTTCAATGCATTGTCCTTGTACAGTTAATAGCTCAAGTGTTAAAGACTCAACTTCTTTGCGTAATTTAGATAAATCATCGCTCATGACTTTCATTTGAGTTTTAAGAAAATCATTTTCGCTTTCAAGATTAGAAATATACTTCATAAAATGTAAACTAATCGTCATAATATTCATCATCCCCTAGATTCTTTTTACCAGCAAAATGCTCAATTAAAGAAAAAAGAATACGTCCTTCAAGGCTTACACCATTTAATTTTAGTTTAGCCACATTTTTAGTTTTTAAACATTTATCACAGGGCACATAATTAAATGCTTTTAAATTTTGTAAAAGTTGTTTCTTGTTTTTCTTTTTATTTATTTGATCTCTCAAAATTTCACCATTTCGACCAGCCATAAAAGGTATAATACAACATACTGGTATCCCCGAATATACTCCTTCTGTAGCATCAAATGCTTGCATAAGTATTTCTACTAAAAACGGATTTCGTTTAGCCATATTATTCTGTCTTTCCGCCTTTGATAACCTTCAAATAAGGCTTATTCTTTACGGTATCAGGAACTGTCTTTTCGTGATATACAACATTCTTTTGCTTATCAACAATTTTATAGACACAAATTACGGATAGCTCTACAGTGAATTCTTGATTACAGCTTTTGCAATCTACAGTATGAACTTCGTCTTTACCTGTAAATCCTACATAATTCCAAGTATCATTATTGTGTTCATAAAGATGACTACAGTGAGGACACTTAAAATACTCATTCCATTTGTCGCTGTTCACAGTATGCCGCCACATTCCAGAATCATTTGAATTCATATAATTATCCTTTAAAATTTATAAGTACCAACCGCATTTTCATCAACTGTATAATAAACTTTACGGATACCACGTTCTTCCATGACAGCGTGGCACATATTGCAAGGCTTACTCATTCTATCATCACTACCGTTCTTAGAGCAACGAGCAACAAACATAACAGAACCTTTTGTAATATGTCTAGGAATATTTAAGAGCGCCTTGATCTCCGCATGGTACGTTGCGTTTCCTTTTTCTTCGGGACGGTAATCTTTTCCAACTGAACAATACCGCTCTGAATTGACGCCCAAGCCAATAATGGCACCACCGCGAACAAGAACCGCACCATGTCTAAAATTACCATAAGTAGAATTACCAGCAAGCTTTTTAGCTAACTGGAAGATACCTCCGAACTTTCTTAGAAGCTTCAATTCGCGGAATATGATTATCCACTACATCATTGTGCTTCTTAATATAGCTCGTCGTCGCATCGGTATCCATGTCTTTCTCCTTGGTTGGAACTACTAATACATAGTACCACACTAATCTGTGCTTTCAACATCATTTAATAATTTTAAATTTTTTAGTTGTAGAGCAATAATCCAGTTGTTTTTTAAAAATGATACTTCTACCAATCCATCTGGAAATATATGAGTTATTATGCCTATATATTCTATTGGCTCTCCAGTAAAAGTATACTGCATAGGCCAAGCCACTAATTGACCTATCTTTGCTTTAAACCTGTTTTTACGTCTGGATGCCATAATCTTGTCTTAACTTAATTAGAGCAAGATTTTTCATTTTAGCCTCAATGTCAACGTCAACCAAATTATCTTTCATGGCAGCTAACTGAATATCTGGTACATAATGAATGTAATTTGAGTGGCTTCGACGTTCACTGAAAGAACCGTTTATCTTATCTGGCTCTGTATTAGATAAATGTTGCAATGGTTTTATCTTGCCCCATGTTTTTAGCGTTTCATAAAAAGCATCTATGAGAGACAAATCACCAGTTCCGAAAGAATGGTGATGACTATCAAGAACAACAGGAACTCCTGTTTTTTCATGTACTTCAAGCAATTGTTTAACATTGAAACACCTTTCATCATTCTCAAATGTAAGACGATTTTTAATATTGGATGGTAACGTTTGTGTTACTTCAATAAGTTTCTGCATATTGCCACGTTTACCGCCGTGAATATTAATTGCGTAGTAAGGAGTTTGATCAAAACCCATCGTATCAAATATCCATGCATGATATCCTAATTCACGAATGCTATTTTCTATAATCTTGTCACTATTACTGTTGATGATTGTAAATTGACCCGGATGTGTAGTTACGCGGATTCCATGTTTGAAGAATAAACCACCTAGATAAGCAAGTTTGTTTATAAGAGACTGATCTTTTGTTGCTAGTTCGCTAACAAATTCAAAAAGAGGAAACATAGAACTTGTTATGCGAAATGATTTAATGTTATTTTCAAGTAGTTTAGGAAAGAAACGAATATGTTCATCAACGTTATTGTGATAAGTAACTTTAATGCGTTGTTCGCTGTATTTTCCAGCACGATAGGCACCTAGCTGTAGGTTCTTTTCGTTGATGATATTTTCTGTATAAACTGTACCGTTATGTTTTGTTTTTTGTTCCAGCCATTGACAACAAACAGATAAGGACATAATTTCTCCAAATAAAAAACCGCACTAGTATTAGATTACACTAGTGCGGCTCTATCTGCAACAACTATTTTATTAGTTTAATTGTTCGCTTTGTTCTTCACCTTCAATATTATAGAAGTTCTTTGCATCACCTTCACGGGTATCAAATTTAACAACTACTTCCCGATCCATGATATCAAGAACACCTTTTTTGAATGCATCTTCCTTCATTAAATCTTCCCAAGAGCTTTGCTGGAATTTCTTTGATTGTCCGTCAAATTCAATTTCATACCAAGCACCTGTTTGCTTAAGGAAAGGTTTGATTGCTTCAAAGATACTTTCGTTATCTAGCACCCCGATTGCACCACCCCACATTATCTTGAAAAGACATTCACGACCAGCAGTACCAAAGCGCGACTTTTCAAGTCTTGCCTTGACCTCGCTACCGACTTTATATCCACGTTCGTCAAGAACATAGCTATCCTTCGCTTTGCGTCCTGTAAGCCAAATGCGGAGGCTATAGGCATAAGATAATGCCTTACCACCGGGAGTAGTATAACGTTCGCTATCCGTAGCATACTTGATATTCTGAACCTGTAGGTTTGTCTTTAACTGGTTAAGAACCAGAAGTGTGCTTTGGCTGTTGGCAATAGGTTGAATAAGTTTTGATAAGCCTTTGGCAAGGATACGTGGCTTAACCGCCATAGAAGATTGTGGATCAAAATCACCTTCTAAATCAGTCTTGCTTGGAGTTAATGCCATAGAGTCCCATACAAATAACATACGGTTTTGGTTGTTCTTTAATAAATCTTCAATGCTTTCCAAAACATATTCTACGTTCTCTGCTTGAACGTACAGAATTCTCGACATATCACAGCCAGCTTTCTTCATGAATTCAGGGTCAATAGCACTTTCAGAATCAAAGTAAATAACATCAATTCCCATCTTTTGTGCATTAGCGGCAATTTGTGCAGCCATATATGATTTACCGCTACCTTCAAGACCAGCTAGTTCGCTAATCTTTCCTACTGGAATACCTGCGAGCTTTCCACGGCAGATAATTGAATCAAGCCAACGTGAACCAGTTGGAATCCAATCTGTAACTTCTGTTGGATTATCATCTTGTAAATCGTATGCAACTTCACGACCACTTTTCTTATTTAATAAATCACGTAATTGTCCAATAGATACTTTACCAGCAGATTCTTTATTTTTATTTTTTGCCATTGACATGTTATCTCCAGTTATACATCGTAAGCTATTTTCAACATTCCTTCAAGAGCATCAAGCATTATTTGTTTGCCTTCTTCTGTTAAAGTTCTAACGGCACCGTCTATATCTGGATTATTTAATGGACTCCATATAATTCTTGTGTTCTTGCCGTTCTTATTTATAATTTTTCCATCAACTAATTTGCATTCGTATTTTTCAAGCAGATTTAAGTATTCTTGCATACTATCTCCAAAAAGGAAGAAGGGAACAAGTTTTACTCTGTTCCCTTCTTTATACTATACTCTCATACCTTTGTTAATTACTCATTAATTCTTCAAACGCAGAATCTACAGCGCTCTTGCCCTTAACAGGGGTTGCAGCAGCAAATTTCTTTGTTTCGCTTGAAGAAGCTTCGGCATCGGCGTCATTATCTGCGCCTGCAAGATATTCGTCAAGGATTACAGAAACTTCTTGTGAAGTCTTACGTGTGTGGAGCTTGTCGAAATCAGGAAGAGTCTCAAGCAATTCTTTGCACTCTACATCAGTTCCTTGACAAAGCTTACTGGTCTTACGAGCAGGCGTAATCTTTGTAGTTGGGAAAGATTGACCCGGAGCCTTGGCAGAGTGAATGGACAAATCCGTTCCATTTTCTGGATCTGTGATATCACCGTAATCAGGATTGAGAACAAGATTAATAAGGTCTTGATAAGCATTCTTACCATAACCCCAAACCTTTAGACCTTCCTTCTCTTCACCACGTACAAGCACAGGAGAGAAGAAACGCTGACGGGGGAGAAATTTCTTTGCCATCTTTGCTGATTCTTCATCTTTTTCCTTATAGAGTTTGCTGGCAAAGTCACAAGCAGCGCATTGGTCGCCAAAGTTCTTCTTTGGACAGAGGAAACCGCCCTGTGTGCCTAATTCGTAATGGAACCAATACTCCTTAAACGGATCACCGTCTGGTGTTGGAACAATACGGAGTGAATAATTTTGTCCTTCCTTTGGACTCCAAAAGAGAGTCTTGCTGCCAGAACCGCCCTTATTTTGTAGTGCTTGAAGCTTTGCTTTCATTTTTTTTACGTCGATACCCATGTGTGTTTCTCCTTGTTGGTCGGTAAATCTCCCGCCAACTGCTATAAACTGTAACACGGTATGTGCCACAGTTAAACTACTATATATTACTTACTGCTGAATTGCTCTGCTGTAATGAACCGCAAAGCAATAATCGATGTTACTCGATGTTTTATGAATTGTATAAGAAATTTTAGTTTTGTCAATCATTTTATTTTTTAATTTATCTTTTATTTCACGCATTAACTTCGTATTTGTTTTTAGTGTTTCTTCTGTAAGAAAGAAATGATATATCTTATCGTCAATTAGCTCTAAGTCATACATAGGTGCTTCTTTATCGGCATGTAAATCATAAAAGCTAAATGTACAAATTCTACTTACATCTGATGGTTGAGAAGAGTTGTCTATTAACGGCTCCTGTGCAGCACTGTTCAAGTTTAAAACAAAGTTATATATCATTTTTAAATAAGAATCATATATTTCTGTTATAGGCATTTCATTCAGTAAATGCTGCTCTACGTTTTCTTCATTAATCAAAAACATTTTTTTGAATAGTCCCGATCTTGCATATTCTTGAAATACATTAAAAGCCATACGATCTTGCAAAACACCTTGCCTACCAAGAAAATCAGTATTAGGACGTAAATATATGATACTAATATCCTTTTGTTTTACCTGTTGTAATATTTTCAAAGAGCTACTTAATACATCACACTCGCCGGTTGTTATAAATAGTATTTCATCGCAAACATCATTGAGAAAAGCAGACATATCAGGTACATTTTTTTCATAATCTTCTGGTGTTTTTTGTTTGATTAAACTAAAGCAATTATCTCCTTCAATTTCTTTATCAACAAGCTTAACTTGAAAATGAGAATTGTTTTCAAATAACTCACCTATATCACAGGCTTTTGGTCCAAGACAAATAATAGTTTTCATCAATCAACCTTCAAGTTTAGTTTCTTTAAATCTTCATAATTCTTTCCTGCTTTTACATTAACAGGAAATTTGCCATATGGAGTATCTTGCAATATCTTAATTATCTCGACTATATCATTTTTTTCTTCGTTTGTTACATCTAAAACAAATTCATCATGAACCATAAAAGATACAAAACTTTTCTTGTCACGTAGATAGTCATCTACTTTGATAATCTGGCGATGAAACATATCTATAAACGTAGATTGATTTAGGTATGATATTGCATGATGTTCATCAGCTTGCATTTTACGACCATATGGTGTTTCAACGTATCCATCAATCCAATATTTATTCAGTAATGATTGCTTGTCATAAAGCTGCGCTAATTCCGCATCATATTTTATAGAAAGTGGAGAATGCGAGTTGTACAACCACGCAGTTGCAGTTTCTTTCGCTTTAGAGCGGTCTAGCTGCCCTTTAAAAACGTTTTCTGCACTCCAACCATGTAAGTCGCCTTCGGGTTGGCCTCGCCCGTTTAAAGCCAAAGCTGTGCGTAATTCAGCAGCATTCATATCAAATACAATAAACCAATTATTTTGCGGATGAAGAATATTACGATATTGTTTTGGGAAAGTCAATATAGGAAAACTATTTTTGTTAACTGTCAATCTGCCAGTTATACTAGAAAACATATTATAAGAAATGTTATTTTTACCGTTAGCGACTTTACGATAAAAATTCATTGCTCCTTCTTTCCATAATTTATTCTGGATGCTCTCTAGCTTAATATTTAAATCACGATTTTTGATATCAACAAGCAATTCAGTAAAACGCTTATAAAAATCATATTGTGCAGGTCTTGTATGGTTTTGAAATACATACTCGCTAATTTGATTTCGTAAATGACAGTATTCAATAAGAAAACGTTCAGGGGTTAAATCAAAAAAACAATTTTCTCTTAAAGAGACTTTAGATTCAACGCATGACGCAATAATGCTTTTTAGCTTTTTATTAATAGCCGACCATTCATCTTTTAAATGTTCAGGGCACACATCATCTAAAGATTTACCATCACAATATAATTGAGCATAGTCTATATTTTTGCCTTTTAAAAAAGCAGAATAAGACCATGTTTTATTTAAATTATTTGGTAATGGCTGATGGAAAGTTAATTTGTTATCTGTATAAAATCCTACACATTGCGCCTTATCGTCAAGAGTTTGAAATAGCAAGGTTCACCTTAGAAATGTATTTCATTCTTTATATCACTTGAACTTGGCGCTGTAAAGTCTTTAAAATACTTTTCTACGTATGTTAAGGCAGCAAACATTTTATTACATTTTACAAAGTTATTTGCTTCCCTTACTATATTTTCAAACTGTTGTTGAGATAGGTTTTTTCTTGTTTCGTAATTCCTAAAATACACAAATAATCTTAACCAAAACATATCAGAGAAATATTTATAATATTCTTCTTTAGTGACACTATCTCTAATTAAAATATTAGGTTCTGCCATTTTACGTTTACAAAGTAACGAATAGTCTTCATTATAATATTCATTATCTTTTAAAAAATATACATAACTGTCATAAAACATTCTTTTAAAATATATTATTTCTTCATAAATTGTAGAAGTATATCTTTTATAAAACAAATCAGAACTGTTATCAATATTATTTTTTCTCATATAACCGATGTGTCTGTTTTCGTCATTATTATCATATGATGATTTAGTCATTGCTGGCGATTCAAGATCAGCGACTAATCTCCAAGGAACGTTAGCGTCAATGAAAAAACCAAACTTAATACATGCTGCTCTAAATATATTAAAGTCGTTTATATTTAAATATTTATTAAACTTTATTTCATCATCATCCACTTTGTCTTTAGAAATATCAAAGATTAATCCACTGGATAAATTAGAAAGATAATTATTTGTAATGATTCCAGACCTAGTAACTGGTAAACCATTTTTCATTTTATCTTTTAAAAAATAAATAAAATGAGTAGTAAAATCTTTATAATTTTTAATAGAAGAATTGAGTTTTATATCTGAAATAACTTGTTTTTTAAACTGATCAATATATACGACTGTAGCTGCTATCACATCTGCATCAGCGTCAGAATATGATTTATGAACTTTTAAATTGGCATATGGACTGTCTGGTGGCAATTTGCCGGAAATAGCAGCAGATTTCATATATTCTCGTAAATCATTAAAAGCATCAGCAACAAAATCTTGTAATTTTTGTTCTTGATTATTAGCAGATAACACCCTAACTAAATATTTTTTGTCAGGAAGGATGATAGAGTTATTATTATCAATTAAACCATAAAACTTATTTTTACCCACTAAATCACAAAAAGGTATTTTTTCTCCGGATGGAACGGACTCAAGAAAACTTCTAATAAAAAATTTATAAAACCTTCTTTCAACCAATAGTTCTTCAGTGGAAATAATTGAATTTTTGCCTTTTGGTACTAACATACCTTTGTCAACTCTCCAAGTTTTTTAATTTTTTCATCTTGTTGTTTTTTGCTTATTGCTTCTTTCTTTTGCTCTTCAGTTATAGCAGATAATTGAAAAATACATTTTATATCTGTAGTAAATTGAAAGTCGCTTATTGTGCCTTTAACATTAGATATGAAATAATATCCTCCCAAACCTAGCGAATCTTGTAGATTTAGTATTCTTCTACCAAAAGAATATATTGGCTCTATATAAATATAATCACCAATGTTAAATACATTGTTACCAAATAAAGATATGTTTGCATTATATACTTGTTTCATAAATATTGCGTTATTCATACCTAACTGCTCAGCAGCATATTCCCTCGCGCCGGGGACTTCTGTTTTAGAAAATGACATTTTCTTAATCAAGCTACCATCAGAGCCAAGAACTAAATGATAAATATCACTTTTTTCATCGTTTTCTCTATCGCCAGATGTATTTTTTGGCATAGTAAACGAAGCAAATATAAAATAATAGTTTAAAATTCCGTTAATTGGGTTGAGAGAAGAGTTTTTATCTATTCTTGGATTAACGCCACTATCATTATAAATTCCATTTAATTTATTAATTGTATCATCAGTAATGGCAGGCACAACTCCTTGTGCATTTCTAAACTGAGTTGGGTGTAAATCAGTTAATGGATTGTTTTCCCCGGCAGATAGCTTGTATTGTATAGCTTTTGTAGAAAGTTTACTAGTATTTGTATATATTGTTTCTCCAAACGCGCTTGGAGAAAGGGCATCTTTTATTAAAGATGTTACAATATCTCTTATAAACTCTATAAGAGGATATGCTTCACGCATTGGTTGCACTATTCTTTCTAGCATGAACTGTTGAAAATATTCAAAAGATATAGGAATATCCGCTATATTAATATATAAATCGTTAGTGTCAACTAGCTTAGAAATGGTATCATCATAAGCAGTTGGTATACTAACGGGTATTTCTCCAAGTACCATTCTTGTAGCCATTAAAGCAGAATCTATATCATTAATAACTAAATCATTATTGATACACTCAGCAGCAATATCTATGATATCTCCCAAGAACAAAAATTTTACTTTAGAATAATTCTCATTACCTTTTTTAATAGAATTGATTTTTTGTAAACTTTTATCTAATGCCTTTTGTTCAGCGGCACCAACTTTTTCAGGGGTAGGAGTGTCTTTTCCTTGTTCTTGTGCTCTTTTTTTTGCTTCCTCAGAAACCTCTTTCGGTGGTCCGCTATTTAAAATATTAGCACGAATTGTTCTTTTATCGTTTACATTTAATCTTTTCATTTCAAGAATTTTATTTTTTCTATTAAATGTTTTTTTCCTTATAGATAAAGAATTTTTATCCACTTCTGCTGATTTATTTAAGCCAAGAACATTAGTGTTTATATATGCCGAGTATAAACCAACAGTGTCATTCCTGTTATAGAAACTATCAATACCAAGAAATCTACGATAAAAGTTGTTATACATATCTTTTTTAAGATAAAAAATAGAATTTTCTAGTTTTTTTCTTTTCAGTTTTTCTATTCTTTTAACTTCTTTATCAAAATTTTCTAATTTTTTACTTACTTGTTCTGGTGTTATATTTTTGTTTGTTTCTTTTAATTTTGTTATTTTAGCAGCTCTCTCTTTATCGTTTGCTTTTAACCAATTTTCAAATTCTTTTTTTAATAATTTTATTTGTTTAGATTCTTCGCTAGATAAAAATATGTCTGTTTCTTTCAATGCCATAGAAGTATTAACCATCGCATTACATTTAATCTTCATGCCAACAGAACCATCGTCATTAAAAGTTAAATCTTGCTGATATGGATTTAAAACAAATACCTGTTGTGTATTGTCTATCGCATCTTTTAATACAGGAATTTCATCGTTACTATAACCGTGTTTTAGTAAACTATCTTTTAAAATATTCCAATATTGTTTTGGAATTGGCTCATAACCAACAACGACTTTCAAAGTATAATAATGGGGATTAATTAATTTTTTATCAGGACAAATAAGATTTTTTTCTTCTAGCGGAGCTGGGTATACTAAATCAGAGTAAGAAAAAGAATATTTAAAATCTTTATTTTCTGGTTGAATTACAAATCTTTCATCATCAGAAGAAAACTCTATCTTTTTTAAGATATCTTCTACATTTCTAAAATATAATTCTAAATCAGCCGCTATATTAGTGGAAATAGAAAAAGGATCTGTGCCATCATAACTATAAGAAAAGCTTTTAATACCTACAGCATGCATACTGGCGGCAGGTTGAAAAAACTTAGTATCAACTTTATTGTCAAAGCTAGCAGAAGTCGCGCTCCTGTCCATTGTATAGGATGCCTCTGGTGTTGCCTTTTGACCAACGACTGTAGTTTTTTGACCATTTATATTCAATGTGTATTCGCCAGATAAAAATTCGCTTGCTTGTGAATCCTTATATTTATAGTTATAGGACGTATCATCAAACGGAATACGCCAATCAAAGCCAGTAAATTTATATATTTCTTTGGAAATGAATTCGGCATCTTTTCCAGCTTTTTGAGCATCAATAATTTGAGGATAAAATACTTTATATATTTTTATAGATGGAACTAGTGCTGATAAAACAGCATTAGGTAAATTTCTATAAAATAGATGCATTCCTTTTCTTTTAGTTAAAACCTTTGATAAGTCTTGAATTGTTTGTTCATTTTCGGATTTAGATCTTATAATTCCAAAATTACGATAAAGAACTTTTTTTCTATTATATTTTCTATTGTTTAATAAATCTTCTAATGATAAAATTAAAGCTGTTTGTTCACCCAAGCGATTTCTTGCAGCTCTTTCTTTAATAGCCAGCTCAGCTTTTTCTTTTTCTGCTTTTTGTTTAGCCTCTAACTCAGCTTTAAGCTTTTCATATTTTTCTCTTTTTAATTTCTTAGCTTCATCTGATTCAACCAAAACTGGACTCCATTCATATAAAGGATTAGTAAAATTATCACGTCCAAGAGAGATTGGCTTGCCTTCAACAGCATATTCCGCTATCTGCCACCCAGCATCAAAAAAAAATATAGGTGCTTCTAAAAGCAGAGCACCGGGTATTAATGCTGTACTACCTATATTTTTTGCAATATTTGTAAAAGATACTTCCTGCCCGTCTTCTTTGATTACGCTTTTTTCTGCTTCTTGTTGAGCTTTCTTTTTATCTTTTTCTTCTTGAATTTCTTGCTCCATCTTTTGAGGATCAAGAGCAGCTAATTCTTGTTGTAGATCAGACGCAGATTTAGGTTTTTCAGCCATAGTATTATCCTAACATATAATTTAACACGGTAATTAGTGGTACAGGAATATATATTATATCACCAACTTGAATATGCGATTCTGTTGGTTTTAAATTATATTTAGCAATTATCCACCAATCTCTAGAATCTCCGTAATAAGTATCTGCTAATTTATAATATTTATCTCCATCTTTCCAGATGTGTTTTATGGTTTCAAATTTTTTTAAATCATTTTTATTAGGAAACTTAAAATTGGCAGTTGAGTAGTGATTAATGAATTTTAATCCTCTCCTTGCAAATGTTTCTTCATACATAGAAACATCGTTTTTTAATATAATTCTATTTCTATATCTATCAATCATAATATTATCCTAAAATGTTTTCTTCTTCTGCCTTGCTTCTATCGCCTTCTACTTTAGAAGTAGCAGATGCTTCAGTGTTTTCTTTTGGAGGCTTGATTGGACGTATATAATCATAATATCCATGAGGATAAGTAGAATATTCATCTGTTCTTCTAGATACTATGTCGCCATTTTCATTGAATTTATTTCCCAATGGATGTTCGTGAACAACGTTTAGAGTTAAGTTTACAGATATTAATTTTGGATATAATTTATTACCTAAATTAAAAAAACCACTATCAATTTTGGGCTTAAAATCAAATGTAGGAATAAAGCCCAATAATCCCTCTTGTAAAGAATCATTTTCATTTCTTGTTTTTTCATTTATAGAAGAATTAGAAATTAAATTACAAAATTTTATTCTAAACATTGGTGGTGAACTAACAATATAAGTTCCTTTACCATTTTGTTTTGCTTCAGAAGAATAAACGGGGTATAAACTTTGAATAAGAGTATCAATTTGAGAAGAATTGATGGATGACTCATCTGCGTTATTATTAGGTATATCAAAGCCTAAAGTAACTGTTCTAACAGTATTTTTATAACTGTAAATCGGATCCATTCTTCCAAGCACTGTTGTATTAGAAAAATCTAATTTAAAAGAATCTGAAAAATCAGTCAAAAACGCAGGAAAACTAATTCTTTTAGACGTACTAAAACAAAAAATATCGATTCTATAAGCAGAAGAAATTTCAGACGGCAATAAAGATTGTATTCTTGGATCGTAACTCATTTTTTATTGTCCTTTTAAGCCTGCTCTTGAACTGCCAACGTAAGCTTTTATTGGCTCTCCGTCTTCTATTCTTACCATAATAGGTATTTCATTTTTGCTCATTTCTTCACGATTTTCTTTATTAGCACTACTAAATGCGCCAGTTAACATCTTTAATAAATTATCGCTTTCTAATTTCTGTGATTCAATTCTAACTTCATATAATTGCTTAACTTGTTTAATAAATTCAGTAGATGGTTTCAACGAATCATCGGTGGTACTATTAGCTACAGAAACTAATTCTTTTATCTCTTTAAATGCTGTAACCTTTATAGTCATATCAGGCGGTAGTTCTTTTAACGCCTTAGCAGTGTCTTCTACGAAATTAGATATATTCTTAAGAGGTCCACCAAATAATCCTCCAAGCCCTAAAGTCGATAAACCGGCTAATGCAGTCGCAACAGCTGTTATACCTCTAGCTAAACCGTTTAATTTTTCCTCTGCTCCTTCGCCTTGAACTAATGCAACTAAATTTTGAGTAGCTAAATTAATTCCCAATCCCATAAGAGCAAATGCAGCGCCAAGACCATATAAAGCAGGTCCACCTATTAATGCTGCGACACCTATTGCTAGTAGTGCTCCAATTAATGACCATAAAGAAATAGAAATCATACCAAACCCAGTAGCAAGTGCGATAATTTGTTTTGGATCTAATTCTTTAAATGAAGACACCAATAAACTCATTCCAGCCGCTGCAAGCATAATACCAAGACCCATTAAAGCAATAGCGCCACCAAATGCTAACATACCTAATGCAGCTGCTGGAAGAACGCCGCTGTATGCCAAAACTCCTAATATGACCGCTAAACCGACTATAACTCCACCAAAATAAAGAATAGCCGTTGTGGCACCGTCAATTTGTTCTTTATTTAACCCCGCAAACGATTCTACTAACAAAGATATACCATAAGCCGCTATTGCTATACCAAGACCAATACCTACCGCTGCTAAACCAAATGCTGCTATACCACCAGCAGATATACGCGCCGCATTACCAGCAACTTGTAATCCGGGGGCGGCACCTGCGGCTAAATTACCACCAGCTGCCATTTCAGCGCCGCCAGCTGCTGCTCCAGCTCCAGCAGCTGCCATTTCTGTTCCAGCAGTGGCGGCAGTAGTGCCTGCTAATTTTGTAGCTATTGCAGAAAAAGCAAAAGCATTTTTCATAGCGGCGGCTGCGCCAACAACGGTAAATATTGTGCCAACTATTCCAGCAAGAACCGGTGTTAATGCCATTACTGTTATAATAACAGTTTTTGTAGTTCCACTTAGGCCATTAAACCAGTGCATTACTTCCATTAGGGCATCAGCTATTGGTTGAAAGGCTTGTGCTAATTGACGTACAGAAGCTTCTAGCTTATTAGCAACACTTCCAGCAGCCATTTGTGCTTTAATAAGCCTTTCCTGTGAAGCTTCTTGAGTATTCATATCTTTAGCCATGTCGGCAGAAGACTTACCGAACAAGGCATTTACATCATTTAAATTTTTTACTCCTAATGCACCAGCGACTGCTTTTCTTCCATATTTATCCATTGAATCTATATTTTTGCCAGAAACTTCAAATGCTTCTTTTAAAATTTTAGTGCGTTCTTCTTCGCTAGCTCCTACTAATTGTACAGCATTTAAATAATTGCCACCTAATATAGCATTTAATTTACCGGCTTTTTCTGCTGCGCCTTCAAAAGTATCAAAACCTTCACCTACTATTCCAAGTAGACTCTGAACTTCAATTCCAAGAGATTTGGACTGCTTTTGTAAGTCAAAGAAAACATCTACCGCTTTTTTACCATGAGCAGCTAATTGAGGCATTGCAGATCCAAATTCTTTCAACATTTTTGCTGGTGCTATGCCAGCACCAATAGCAACTTTAGCAATTTTATCTTGAACATCCATAGCTTGAGTAGCATTCATTCTAAGAGAATTAGTTAAAATATTAAAGTTCTGTCCAGTGGTAGCTACATCAACTCCTAGATTTTTCATTCGTGCTGCTGAATTAGCTAATTCTCCCTGTAAACTAGAATTAAGTGTAGAAAATGATGACATGCTATTTTGTAACTCTGCAAAAGCAGCTACTTGATCTTTATATAAAATACCAAATCCGCCCAAACTGCCTTTCATACCTGCCATCATTGCAGTAGATTGACCGGTGGCAGCAACGAATTGAGCGTTAGCTTCCATCGCTTCTCTTCTTTGTCTACCTAAAACATCTAAAATGCTACTAAAGCTCAATAACTGAGCGGCAGGGAACATACCACCGGAAGCGGTATTAGCTAAATTAGCTATATTTTGAAAACCAGAAGCTATTTCTTTAGCAAGACCGACGATTTTTTCGCCTTTTTTAATCATCTCCTGCTCTTTTTGTACGGCTCTTTCTTGATTGTTGATTGAGAGATTTTGTTGTTCTATTTGCTTCTTTTTATCTTCTATTTGTTTCTTTATATTTTCTGCTTGTTGTTTGTCGTTTTTATCAACTAACTTACTTTTTTGCACTAATTGCTCAAGCTCTAATCTGTAAACTTTATCTTGTTGTTTTAACGCGGCAAGTACTTTTTCTTTAGAACCTAATATTCCCTGATTAGCTTCTTTTATGGCATTTGCAGTATTAAGGTCTTCTCTAGCAAAATTAAGCGATTGTTCCAACAAAGCATTAGAATTATTAAGAGTATCAAAAATTTCATTTTCTACGTCTTTTCTTTGAGTCGCTAGTTTTAAAAGAGCTTCTTCAAGTTTTATACCTTCTTTTTGTGCTAAACTTTTAGCTTCTTCTAAATTTTTTTGTTCTTCATCACTTATAGCCATAAAAATATATCCCTAAAGCAGAACTTTAATTAAATAGTTCAACAAAAAAAATAGGCAAGAGACTATTCATCCCTTGCCACTTTTTATCTTCTACTAGCTCTTTTTATTGCATCACTTTCTTCTTTTAACTGGTTCATTAATTTGTCAATAAACCATTTTCGTAAACCTACAGGTAAGTTATAGCTTTCAAATAAACTAAAGCCGCCAAAGTATTTAAGATAGAAGAAAACTTCATATATATTTTGTTGATATTCGCTACTTAAACCAAAAAAAGTCAGCACTTAGCGGCACCTCTAGGACCGCTTCATAATCACATTTATTACAAACAAAGTTGTTTCTTAAATCTACATTAGGCACAATTTGACTATAAACACTGCGAATATATTTGGAGTCTTTAGCGGGCATACTTTCTATAGCTAATAACACAGTATTTTTATCCGCCTCTACGGATACGCCATTAATTGAAACAATCATCATTTTTAATTGTTCTACAATAACGGAATCGTTATCTTTTTTATTTTCAGAAAGTTTAAAAATAGTTTTTTCGTCATAACCATTAAGTGCTCGACATTTTACAGTCCAATTAGATTTAGGTAAAGTTAAAGAAAATAAACCATTTTCATCGATTGCAACATTTACTGGTTCTTTATTTTCAACTTGTTCTAGTTTTTCGAGAAGATCAAATTTATATTTAGTTTTAGTAGAACAAGAAGGACAAGAAACGGTAGTTTCATAATCAGAGCCATAAGCAGACATTCTAGCAGCCACTAGAACGGCATTACGATCTTCCATTACCAATGTATCAGTATTAATAGCCTTGTTGATTACAAGAGATTGAATAAGCTTGTCTAAAGCAACACCTTTCTTAATTAAGTTTCTGGAAGTGAGAATATCTTCCTCTTTGGCAGTCATCTGCTTAATCTCAATTGTTTCCTGCATATGCAGAGGGTGATGTTTTGGATAAAATCTTCCCTTTGAAGGTAAAGCAACAAATTCTGTTGGAACAATAAAATTTAATGTTTGTTGATTATCTCTAGGGGAGTCTTGTATTAATTGTTGCGGTGGATTGCTATCTTGTCTAAGGACATTAGCTCCAATTCGCTCTTCATTATTTCTCATTATATCCTACGCTTTCTTTGGTGGAACAAATACAACAAATTATATAGTATTATACAAATAATTTAAACACTATTTGTTGAATGTTTTATTTAATGAATTAAGAATATCAAATTCTCTTTTATTAGGTAATTTATTATCTATTCTTAACGGCGGTATAGGACGCGCTGGGGGTTGTAGTGTCTGTAATTCATCCGGAAAACCCGGAGTTCCTCTTTTGACTACCGAGTTGCCATCTTCGGATAACTTATAATCTGCCTTTAATAAAGCGTATTCACTTTGAGTTATTTTTCCAGCAAGCAGTTCAGCATAATCATAAGTTATATTCACTTTAATATCTACCAGACCTTCGTTTTCATAACTCAAGGAGCCAAAGTTAATTCCTGTAATAATAGCAGAATATAATTTCCATGTTTCTATTGTATAGCCATTTGCATCTACTTGATTAATTTCTATATTACTTAAAGGAGCAAGTGCTAATGAGTTATTGTTTTGAAGAACAACTAATTTTTGAATGGAACCAAAGTTACCATTATTATAGCCACTATCATAAATTAGTTTCATCAATACCTCTGGCAAGCTAGCTACGCTAGGCTTATCAGACGGCACAGAAACCAGTGTAAATTCTATTGGTTGCCAAACTAAATTTTTTGGATAATTATATGTGTCATTAATTAATACGTGAGAGGTCGTATCAATCTTGAAACTTGGTTTTTGTATATCCTTGATGGCCCAACTATAGCTATTATCTAAGTTAGGCTCACCAAAACGTACAAACCACCTATTCTGTCTGTGAGGCTCTTTAGAGCGTTGTGACCAAAAAGCCATTTAGACCTCATTTTATGGGAAACCGGGAGAAGTGGTGCCGACTAATTCATCTGCTGCGCCGCCTGCTTCACTTGTTGGTGTATTTAATTTAGCCCAATCGTATTTAACAGTAGTTTGAATTTCAACAATTTCTTCGTTTGAGTAATCCAAAGAACCGAATTGAACGCTAATGAAAAAAGGATTATTTAATTCCCATTGTTCAATTGTAGTTCCTTCTGGGTTTAGCTGTTCAATGTACAATTTATTTCCCAAAGAACCGTTGAATTTCAATTTACCAATAGTAGATAATTGACTAGGTGATAAATTATCTACAGGAACACCATAGCCAGCTTTTACTAAAACATCATTTAATAAAAATGTGGCATCTGGTTGGGTGATTGAAGCAAATGTCATGCTGATATCTTCCCATTCCAAACGACCGGGATAGTTGAAGAAGTGGTTTAAGTATTTGTGTTGTATGCTGCCAATCTTTGCTTTTGGTTTATCTACTTTTTTTAATGCAAAAGAAATACCGCTTTGCAAATTTGGTGAAGCAAATTTAACTACCCATCTATATTGTCTTTTAGGTTCTGGTCCCTGTGAACTCCAAAATGCCATTTGTTTATCTCCTAATGTTATCTACTAATATATATAGTATCTAATTCAAAATTTTAATCTGCGAAGCTAGCGCCTGTATTTGTAATAACGAAGTCAAGAGCGATAAACTCAATAGCGCGGGTTGGCTTCAAAAGAATCTTGGCGTATACTATGTTACGATCTACTAAATCAGGTGTAGTGGTTGTTTCATCTAAGATAACCTTATAATCTGATAAACCAAAATTAGACTTAACTGTTGCTAAGAAAGGTTGAACAAGATTTAAGAATCTTTTCCACGTTACGTCAATGTTTGGATCAAACAAAACAGTTGTAGCCATGCGGCTAACTTCTTTCTTCAAATAGATCATCAAACGACGAACGTTGATACGATCTAAAGCACTTGGAGTAGCTTGAAGAGTCTTTTGACCAAAAATGACAATTCCTTCTGCTGGGAATGT